GAGGGCAAAGCGGGAGCGGCAGATGCTGAAGAAAGCGACAGAGCGAGTCATTTAACGAACTTCTGTTAACAAATATGGCGGAAAATTTAATTTATACACGATCATAAATCAAGTTATAGCCAAAAATTTTAATAAGGAGTTTGGGCGTGTAACAACTGTTTCCGCTTTGGAAATACTTGAGTTAACTCGAGTAACTCGCTTAGATTTCGCTTAAGCGGCAAGTTATAGGCAAGTAAAAAAGTCTAGGGTTTATGCGGCTTCCCGGAGTTTTGAAGCCATATAGACAGTAGCTAGTCAAGTAAGAACTCGCTTAAAACTCGAATAAAACTCGAATAAAACTCGAGCAGTAACCTTAGTAACCTTAGTAACCTTAGAAAGCTTAGAAAGGAGCAAATCCATGAGTGTGTTAAGGTTCTCCGATGGCTATTCCCTCCAGATCGAGGAGGGCGCAAGTCTTGGACATATCGAGTATATCGCCGCCTCCGACACGGAAGCGGTTTTAGTTTCCGAGAAAATCGCAGCTGAAGACCTCTCCATCGTGAATTTCGTCTATGAGGGGAACGTGGTCGGCGACTATCGGAACCTCGCCCTGAAGGGGCCTGTGATCCGCTACAACAACGAGTACGGAACTGTCACTGTGGTGATCTCCTTCCGTGAGAAGACCGATCTGGAGACCCGTGTGGAGGCTCTGGAGGCATCCCAGGCGACACAGGACGGGGCAATCGAAGACCTTGGGATCGCCGTTTCCGATCTGGCGGAGGTGTGAGATGGGGAAGTTTTACGGAACGAAGATTTTGAACGGCGAAATCAACTCCAGAACCGGAGCCGCATGGGTGCTTGATGATGTCCCGCGGCTCTGGCGGAGTGCGACCGAAAGATGGATATCACAGAATAGCGAGGCATAACACAATGACGATTATCGACTTCATTTCCGCCCACTGGATTGAATGGCTTTTTACGCTTGTTCTTGGGGTCTTGTCCTGGCTTTTTAAAGGTCTCCGGGATCAACTCGCCGAGGAGAGGGCGAAGAACGAGGCCATCGCCGAAGGGGTTCAGAGCCTTCTCCGTGAAAGCATAGTCTCGAACTATAACCACTATCTGGATAAGGGTTATTGTCCGATCTATGCCAAGCAATCCGCCGAGCGATGTTATATCGCCTACCACAGACTAGGCGGGAATGATGTCGCGACCGAACTATATAACAAACTGTTGAGGATGCCGGAGGAGTTAAAAGATGCTGAGTGATAAGGCGTATAACGTGCTTAAGTGGTTCTGTCTGATTTGCCTTCCCGCCCTGGCGTGGTTTGTGGGGCAGATCGGCCCTTTGTGGGGCGTTCCGAGAGTTGACGCGATTGTGACCACTCTCAACGCACTGGGGACTTTTCTGGGCGTTCTGATCGGTGTGTCCACTGTCAACTACCAGAAGGGGGCGTGACATGATAGCAAATTCCGGGCATGATGAAAAAGGCAAGTATCGCGGCGGAATAGCGGGAGATCAGACCGGGAAGGAATTCGCCATCATAAACTGGTATAATCGCCCGTGGACTTGTGTCTTACGGCATCCGTTCAAGATGGTCGCCAAAGATCTGGCATATCTGGCACGGGCCGCAGCGCTTAACGATGCCATCGGCTACGATCAGGGCGAACGGGTTACCTTTTGGGCGGCGCTGTCTGAGGCGGCGAACTACGACACCGCCAAGATCACAAAACCCTGTGAGGCCGATTGCACTTCGGGAGTTGCGACACTGGTGAAGGCCGCGGGTCTTCGCCAGGGGGTCGCCGCCCTCGCTGTGATCGACCCGGATTACTATTGGAGCGGCAACATGAGACCCGGGTTCAAAGCAATCGGGTTCCAGGTTCTCACCGAAAAGCGGTTTCTCACCTCCGACAGCTACCTACTTCCGGGTGATATCCTTCTTTATGAGGGACATCATGCGGCGACTAATCTGGATGTTGGCGCGCTTGTCCGTGATCAATGGGACGATGTCCCGACTTATGTGATCGGTTGGCATCGTGACGATTTCGGTTGGTGGTTCTCCGACACTGTCCATAGCTATGTTAAGAGCGATTGGAAGCTTATCAATCATTACTGGTATTACTTCAATGGTGACGGCTATGCTGTTACCGGGCATCATGTCATAAACGGCAAGGAGTATTATTTCGAGGCGGAACCAGGGCATCCGAAGGAGTGCGCTCTGATGAAGACCGACATCGCCGGAGTGCTGTCTCCGTGGGAAGTGAAATAGACTCTCCTTTTCTTTTGGCGCGGCTTAAAAACCGCGCCTTTTTTTATTTCAAAAAACCCCTTGCCTTCTTTGTTGGTACATGATATCACGAACACATGAGCAAGACAGCCAACCAGACAAAATTTGTCATGAATTTGTCACAGCGCCAATTTTGCCAGTAAAATCAAGGATCACAATTCACTGCGGGATTTGATTAACAAAAAGAACTGTACTCTGCCGATTTAATAATGATATGCCGAAAAACGGCATAAAAACAGGGAAAATTCGTGGTCACCAGATTTCTGAAAAGCATATGAACTGCCGTTTCAACAATGCCGAAATACAAAAATTTTGTCACGAATTTGTCATGAGACCGCTTATAACCGCCACTGTCTTTGAATCCATTTCCGCCTGTTTGTCGGCTAACGCATGGGTGTAAATCGTGCGAAGAACTCCGGGAGATGCCCAACCTCCGGCGCGCATGATAAAAGCGTCAGGAACGCCTAAAGAGTGGGCGGTCGATGCGTAGAAATGCCGCATTTTATGGATGGAGAACGGGCGTAGTCCCAACTCTGTCACCTTTGCGGTGAATGCTTGACTCAGCGCATCCGGGAGGAGATCACAAATCACATTCTTCTCCCGGATCAGATTGGCGAGTTGATCCGGGATCATCACATCACGCCTTGAGGCGCTTGTCTTCATGGTGTCCTTGTAAACTGTTCCGCTTGTCGTGTTAACTTGAACCCGCCGAAGGCGCAGCACGTTACCATCAAGGTCTTCCGGGCGGAGGCCGCAGATTTCCGACCGCCGAAGACCCAGGGCGGCAAGCGCCACGGGGATCTCCAAAGGTGTCCCCTTGACCGCGGCGAAAACGGCCTTTACATCTGCATCTGTCGGGATGTACGGCGGGTCTGGCCTCTTTCCGGGGATTATGCACTTACAAGCGTCCTCGTTCCCGACATCTTTCAAAACCACTCGAATATATCTGTAGAGGCTTCTGACAGTGTTCTTTTTTCTGGTTTTAGCATACTCCGAAAGCACTGTCTGGACATCTTCGCTTTTTATTTCCGCCGCTCTGAGGCCGTAGAAGGCCGGGAAAGACTCTTTAAGGCGCTTGTCCGCATAGTAATAGACTCTTACAGTTGCTGGGCTTATAGCGCCTTCTATGGCCTTTAAATGGTGTTTCGATGCCTCGCCGAATGTCATGCCGCTTTTTGGCTTCGCCTTTGGCCTCTCGCCGATCAGGGCGGTGAACCTCTGCCGTGCCTCCCTCTGGGAGAGAAGTGCTGAATCGGTGAACTGGTAACTCTCGCCGCCCTCCCGGAGCCGATAGCGGTATTTTCCAGAAGGGAGGCGATCAACCCCTTTCCGTATCTTCATCGGAACCTCCTTCCCTATTTGGCATTGTTTTCGCTGTCCTTTGAGAGTCCCAAGATATATAGAACCATTTTCTGAACAAACTCCGGGGAATTTCTGAACGCGTCCAGGATGCTCCATTCTTCGCTCGTTGGTTCGCGATGTTCGGCCTCCGCGCTTTCCCATCCCATCAAGATGTTGACCGGAATATCTAAAACGTCCGACAAGGCTTTTATTCTGCTCCTTCTCATATTTTCGATTTTCCCGGATTCCCATCTTGATATAGTGGCGGCGCTAACTCCTAGCTTTTGAGACAATTCCTCTAGTGTCATCTCTTTGGCGATTCTTCTGGTTTTTATTAGGTTTCCTATCGTCACGGAGCCGCCTCCCTTCTACGTTGGTATCCATAACTATAAACCAGTATTTGCGTATTTTCAATTTACATAAAGAAATATTTGCATTTGCGTATTGACTTTTTTCTGAATGCGAATATTATTGTTTACGTAAACGCAATTACATCACATGGAAAGGAGGTAGCTGATGTTTGACCGGAAGCTGTTTAAAGCGGCGGTTTTGATGGCGGGGAAAACCTATCAAGATGTGGCGGATTTCCTTGGACTGCATATTAAAACCCTATATGTCCGCATCAAAAAGGGCGAATTCTCCAGGGACGAAATTAACAGGCTCATCGAGTTTTTGAACCTCGAAAGTCCCGACAAGATTTTTTTTGCCAAAAAACTTACGTAAATGCAAATTTGAAAAGAGGGAACGATGCGAGAGTTTGACAGTGAGGCTCTTGACCAGACGATCAAGGCCCAGAAAAAGACAAACAAGGACATAGCGATAGCACTGGACTCCACGGAGGCGATTGTATGCAGATGGCGGCGGGGGAAGGTTGTTCCGACCTTGACCAACTTCTTAAAGCTGTGCGATGAGCTGCGGATCAATCCGGGGAATCTTCTGCGGGAGGTGAAGGAATGAAATCAAAACTGATTTTTCATCCGTCCATGTATAAGAGCCTCATGATCGAGAAGATCCTGAAGGAACACAAGAAGAAGAACCGCGTGAGACTAAGCGCCATGGCGAACGAGATCGGGATCGCCGCCAACACTCTCAGAAATAAACGGAACAGCGGCGATTGGTCTCTGGTGGAGTTTTCCGCCATCGCCAGAATGACAAAGATGAGCAACGAGGACTTGATCCAGATCGTAAGGGGGTACGCAGAGCAATGAGAAGCAGAAGAACAAGGGACGGATTCATGTGGACGGATATCTTGCTGTTGGTGGCGGTGTTGCTGTGCATGATTTCCCTTTACCATGCCGCCGGGGCGAAGGAAGTGCAAGCCGCCGAGAAGGTCGAAGCGGTCGAGGTTGTCCCGGAACTCGAAAACCTTGGTCGGTTCAAACTCACCTTCTATTGTCCGTGCAAAAAGTGTTCCGGGCGATGGGGAAGACAGACCGCAAGCGGCGCGACTTGCACGGAGGGCAGAACTGTCGCCGTGGACAAGAGGGTTATCCCGCTTGGGACGCGCCTCATCATCAACGGCGAGGAGTACATAGCCGAGGATACTGGCGTTTACGGGAAGTCGGTGGACATCTTCCTGGAAGACCATGACGAATGCAAACGCCGGGGAATCGAATACGCGGAGGTCTGGAGAGTTGGGCGATAAGATCAAGCGGGTTCACTGCCTTTTCGAGCAATCCGGCACGTTTAAGAACTGTTTCCGGCGGCTAGGCTATGAGGCTATCGATTACGACATCGCCAACGACTTCGGCGAGACAGACCGCAAGATAGACCTTTTTTCTGAAATATTGAGGGGGGGGGTATAACGAGCCATCGATATTTGACCAGATCGAGAATGATGATCTGATCCTCGCCTTCTTCCCATGCATCAGATTCGAGGATCAAGTGCAGCTCTGGTTCCGGGGCCAGAATTACGGACAAAAGACATGGAACGATGCCCAGAAGATTGAGTACTGTATGAAACTGTCGGACGAACTTAATGAGATGTACAAGCTAGTCTGTCTGTTGTTTCTGATCTGTTTAAGGCGCGGCCTTCAGCTTGTCATGGAGAACCCTTACTCAGAGGCCCATTATCTCCGCCGCTACTTTTGCATCCCGTCCACACTGATCGACATGGACAGGCGAAGAAATGGGGACTACTTCAAGAAGCCGACTCAGTACTGGTTCGTGAATCGTGAGCCAAAGAACAACCTACTCATGGAGGCGATCCCGGACAACTCGATAACCGGGGCGGACATGATCAAGCGCATGACCAGGAAGGACTATCAGAAAATGGGGGTGAAGAACAGAAAGGTCGCCCGATCCATGATTCACCCAGATTACGCCGACAGGTTCATCCGTCAGTATCTCATATAAGGAGAGACATGAAAGACCCTTATCTCGTTGTGTCCGCCGATTGGGAGCGGTGGGAAGAGGTTCGTCAAGACCTTCTCAAAACGCTTCGGCGGTACAAGTATCACGAAATCCGTTTTACCACCAATATCGGAAGGAAACTCCCTTCCGTGAGAGGATTCAAAAAAATGTCGAAGGAGGAAAAAGAAAACGAGTACGGAATGTAAAGATCCTAGGCCATGCTTCGCCAGAAATGGGAAGCGCTGCCGAATTCTCCGTGAGGCTTTTGAGCCTGGAACCTGTCCGTTTCGGAAGGCGACCGCTCCGATTGAAACGGAGTCGCTCAACGAGACCGACCTAGAGGTAATTTATACCGCCGTGGCCCGGTATCAGACCGAACTTCGGGACGATCTGGATGGGGTTGAGGAGAATGAGGACACCGCCGAGGCTTTCGAGATCCTCGCCGAGGCGAACGACACAATGCTTAAAATTCGGAAGCTGATATTAAAAAGCGGCCCCGTCTGATGTTCCCGCATCAGGCGGAGCCAAGAAAGACAAAACCAAAAGGAGTATATCATGAAAAGCTTTGTAGATATAGGGTTAACCTTCAGTGATGCCGTTTTTCTGTTACACGTTCTTGATTCCGTGGCATCTGAGAGCATCGATAACATGGCGGTTGTAAAGGATGCGGGACAGGAACACGTAGACTTCTGGAAGAATCGGGCGGAAACCTGTCGCCGCATTCACGAGATTCTAGACGCGTCTTTTGAGGAGGCGATTCATGCTTGATCTGTCTGACTATAGCATCCTTCTCCTGGCGATCCTGTCCCTTGAGGAACGGCTCGAGAAAGCGCTGAACAAGATGATCGAGGACTATAACGAAGGCTTCCGCGGCATCTCCGAGGCCGATCTGGAAGACATGGAGTCCGACCTTTATAACGCGAGGAACGCAGAAAAGAAGCTGTCTAAAATGATGGCGGAGTTTATCGAGGTGCGTAATGACACAATGCGAAATGGTTCTAAGGCATCTAACTGAACAGGGTTCACTCTCCTCTGTCGAGGCGCTCGAGCGCTACGGGATCGCAAGGCTTGCGAGTCGGATCTGTGACCTCAGACGGGATGGACACGATATCCAGGGCGAGACAGTGACCAGAAAAAACCGATACGGGAAACCTGTTACTTTCACAGTTTACAAGATGGGGGGATTACATGGCGGCGCAAATTTATGACCTTATTTCGTGTGTGATGGATGAGATCGGAGCGGTCGGCAAGACAAGCCGGAACGAGACCCAGAGATATATGTTCCGGGGGATCGATGCGGTAATGAATGCCCTGAATCCCGCCCTCCGAAATAATGGGGTTTTCGTTGTCCCGGAAGTGCTTGAGATGTCCAGAGAGGAGCGGAACGGAAAGAACGGCGGGGTGCTGATCTACTCCGTGGTGAAGGTCAAATATACGTTTTATGCTCCCGATGGCTCCAGTGTTTTCGCTGTTGTGATGGGCGAGGGCATGGACAGCGGCGACAAGTCCATGAACAAGGCGATGAGCGCAGCGTTCAAGTATGCGTGTTTTCAAGTCTTCTGCATTCCCACTGAGGAAATGAAGGATTCCGAGGACGATTCGCCGGAGCCGATCCCGAGGGCGGACACCAAACTCACCAAGGCGGAGCAGAGTGTTCTGACGGCTCTGATCGATCCCTGGGGGAAAGATGCTGTCTCATGGGTCTGTGGAAAGTTTGAGGTCGCATCTGTCGCCGACATGACCGGGAAAATGTACGTTCAGATAACTAAGAATCTGAAAGAGCTGAAGGAGCGCTATGACAAACGGGTTTAAAGGGCGGCTAGAAGGCGTTTCCCGGGACTTTGAGACCAACAACGTAAAGTTGACCATCGAAGCGGTTGAAGGCTTAAATCTGGGCGCTCTGAGCGGCCTCAAGGGCAAGGATTTAAGTGTAAGCATTAAACCATGGAGGGCGACCCGCGGCCTTGATGCAAATGCCTATTACTGGGTTCTGATCGGCAAGCTTTCCGAGGCTCTCCATAACTCCCGGGCCGAAACCCATAACCTTGTCATGTGGAGGTACGGCGAGGATCTGGTGATCGATGGACAGACAGTATATATAGTCCTCCCGGACACCGAAACGGCCCAGAAGAAAGCGGTGCAAGCGGAGACCTACCACCTCAGGCCGACCTCACAGGTCAAGGAAGGCAAGGACGGGAAGATGTATCGAACTTGGGTCATGCTGATCGGCTCCCATGAGATGGACACAAAACAGTTTTCCCGGCTCCTTGATGGTCTGATTGATGAGTGCAAACACGCCGGGATCGAAACGGCGACCCCAGACCAGATTGAGAGGATGAAACAGCTTTATGAACTCAATCATCAGTAAAAACTTTTGCTGTTATATCTGTGGATCTAACCGGAATCTGGAAATTCATCACTGCATTCACGGCACGGCGAACCGGAAGCTTGCCGAGGAGGACGGCCTCACAGTTTACCTTTGCCACTCCTGTCACGCCGACTTGCATGACAAGGGCCTCTTTGACAAGAGCCTTCAGAGCATCGCCCAGAAGGCTTATATAGAGAAGTACGGGAGCCGGGAAGACTTCAGAAGGAGGTACGGAAGATACTATGACCTATAGTTTCTTCATCCAGGGATCGCTCCCGGGGATGAACGAAATTATCACAGCGAACCGCTCCGGTAAGCATATCGGAGCCGCCCAGAAGGTGGCGGCGGAAAAAGTCATCATGTACTCGATCAGAAAGGCGAGGCTCCTCCCGATCAAGGACTATCCGATCAGCATGAGGATCACATGGATCGAGAGAAACGGACGGCGCGATCCCGATAACGTAGCGGCGGCGAAAAAGTTTATCCTGGATGCCCTTCAGAGAACCGGGATACTCCGAAATGACGGACGGCGGGAAATTGATTCCCTTCACGATTACTTCCAGACCGACAAGCGGAAGCCGGGGATTCTGGTGGAGTTGGAGGAGGTGCAGCTTGCCGAACCGAATCATTAAGGAAAGTATATGCACAAGCGAGAACATCGACCAACTCTCGCCATTTTGCGAAACAGTTTTTTACCGATTGATCGTTAATGTGGACGATTACGGGAGGATAGACGCAAGGCCGAAGCTACTGGCCTCCAAGCTTTTTCCCCTCAAGGATATCAGACCATCAAATGTTGAGGATGCTCTTCGGGCGTTGGCCTCTGCGGAACTGGTGACTCTCTACGAAGTAGGCGGGAAACCCTTCTTGCAGATTGATACGTGGGACAAGCATCAAACAGTGAGGAATAAAAAGTCGAAATATCCGGGGCCTGAAAAAATGAAATCAATTGAAAGCAATTGCAAGCAATTGAAATCAATTGAATGCAATTGCAAGCAATTGAATGCAAATGTTCCCGTAATCCAATCCAATCCAATCCAATACGAATACGAATCCGAATCCGAAACCAATCCGAACTCCTTGTTCGGTCGGTTCTGGTCGGCATATCCTCGAAAAGAGGCGGTCGCCGATGCGAGGGAGGCTTTTTCAAAGATCGATGTCTCAGAGGATCTTCTTGAGATCATGCTCAGGGCAATCGACAAGGCGAAGAAGTCCGCCCAATGGAAGAAGGATCACGGCGCATTCATCCCGCTCCCGGCGAAGTGGCTCAAGGGGGAGCGGTGGAAGGATGAGATTCCCCAGAACAGGGGAGTCTCTGACAGGTCTGGGTTCCACAATCTCGAGGAGCGGGACGAAGATCCAGACGAGATTGCTCTGGAGATGATGCGGAGCCACTTAACCCAGTAACCCGGCGCTAAGAGGGAAAAGCGCCTTAACCATCTGCGGAATGCCCTTAATAGTGTGTCACGGCTCTTTTAACGGCATGGTTTTCAAATCCTCCCGGGATTCCCATCCCGGGAGGTGAAAGGGGGAGAATGACAGCGGAGGAGGCTCTCCATATCCAGGAGGTGCTAGAAAAAAGAGGCATCCTAGGTTTTTACTATGGCACACATTGCCGGAAGTGCTGCGGGGTCTATCCAAGGCTTATGAAAAAGGACACCACTAGCACGAAGGATTGCTATTACCAGTGTGAGGTCTGTGGGAAACGTACAGACCTCTACACGATGCCGTGGTTGGCGGAAGAAGCATGGAATGAAGGGAGGTACGAAAGCGACTATCGGCAGATGTCGCTGTGGTGATATGGACAACCAGGAAGCGAAAGCGGACAAGGGAAAGCCGAGGATCACGCTAGTCCCGACCGCAATGCTTTTTGCGGTTGCGGAAGTCAGGGAGTACGGCTGTAAGAAATACGGCGACCCGGAAAACTGGAAACGGGTCGAGCCGTGGAGGTATCGGGAAGCGGCTTTCCGGCACTTGCTCCGGTATGTCGCCGATCCGGGAGGCTATGACGATGAGAGCGGTCTCCCGCATCTGTGGCACTTGGCTTGCAACGTGGCGTTTTTGTGTGAAATGGAGGAGTTTCATGACAGATCTTCAAGCGATAGCTGGCCTAATCGTCTTCCTGGCTGTCTGGATCGCGCTCTTGCACTTGTGAGGCGGATATGGAAGAAGAACTGAAGCGGTGTCCCTTCTGCGGGGCAAAGGTGACTTATATGAGCCTTGCCACGCCGATGAAGATGTTTTATTGCCGGAACTATCAAGAATGCGGCGCTATCGTGTCTTTTGATAATCCTTATGCGAATAGGTTTGAAAAGGCCAGACTTGCAGCGTGGAACAGGAGGGTCGCCAATGGATGAATTGAAGCCTTGTCCGTTCTGCGGGAAGCGGGTTCGGTATATCTGGAATGCTGACTTCGTGCCGGACGGGATCACTTGCTCCCATTGTCACATAGTTGTGAGGTTTCCGAGGGTTCAAAGCAGAAACTATAATATGTTTGAAACTATGATGCGGAAAATGGCGGAGATCTGGAACGTGAGGGCGAACGATGAGCAAAGAACGCACTGAAGAACGCACGGAAACACACACGTGCGATTTAATCGACAGACAGGAGGAGAATGGATGAAGGAGTTGAAAGACTATAGAGAACGCATACCATCCTATGAGGCAGGTTATAACGATGCTAAAAGAGAGATTGCTTTAAGTGGAGAATACCAAAGGGCTTATGAGAGAGGCAAGAAAGATGCAGAGCAGACAAGGTGGATTCTGTGCAGTGAGAGGTTGCCGGAAAAACCGGGAAGATACCTTGCAACTGTGGAGGATTTGGGATCAAGGGCCAAGGTGGAGACCGCACTTTTTGACGGGGATGATTTTTGGGAAAA